GTTATTTCTAAATGTATGCTTTTTATATCATCTAATTTATACATATTTTTCTTTTGGGTAATTTACTATCTGCGCTACTTACGCAAATTTTTGTAATACAAACTTTGGGTGAATCAAAAATTTTAAATCCATCTGTCAGAGTACCTAAATTGGGATCGATACAGCTATAGCTGCGTTTGACTTCATTTTCTCTAATTACTATGCCTTGGTAACCACTGCTACACATCCAACCGTTAAACTGATTAAAACCAAAACTATTAAATCTTTCTGCTTGGTCTAACCACCATACTTTTTGCGTATCATCTATTAATTTAACCTGTAGTAACTGTTCTTCTGCTACATGTTGGGGAAATCCGTTCTGCATTATTTCAACCATTTGTGCGGTGTACCCATCTACAACTTTATTTGCTTGTGCATTTGATTGAGGTTTTAGAGTAACATTTATACCTCGTTGATTAAATCTATTACACCTTTCATATAATTCTGTAAAATGTTCGGGTACCATAACTTGGTTTATTGTAACAAACACGCCACTATCCACTAAGTGTAAAATTTTGTCCCCAAACTCTTTTTCGTTTGCAAACTCATGATGGTAACTAGCAGTAATACTTCTCCGCCTACTTGATTGGGTAGTTTTTAACCATCTATCCCACCACAGAATGCCGGGACTTAAATTGGTTGTCATGTGAATACTATCATCATGAACCTTGTCTACTATCTCTAGTAAATATTTATATGCAGTAGGCTCACCGCCGCTAAAACTCCAATGGAAATTAGTGAATCCATTATTGCTAGCTTGTAGTCTAATTTCTTCCATTGTGCGTATATAGACTTCTAAAGTTTGATGATCTGGTGTCTGTGTGTTTGCATAAGGCCAACAATAACTACATTTATAGTTACAAAATCTACCCAATATCCAACTAACGCTAAACAAGTTTTTGTCTAACATTGTGTCTTGTCCGAACTTAACTATTCTATCAAATGGTATATCATTGAAATTGTTCGTCATATACCTTTCTTAACCATTCATAGTCATTGATTAATTGCAATTTACTTATATCGGCTTTATTATTTTCACCATAACTTTTGCCAGCTAATGCGCCCTTAATAATCTCTGTTTTATAATTAGTATTATACGCCACCGTACACCATATATGTAATCTATTTAATGTTTCTTTACTATTTTGCCTATCAATTATTTGACTGCTTAATTTCACACATTCTCGAAATGCCCCACGCCAAGCCCTAAAGGGATCGACAGCAAAGTTTGTAATATTACTAATAACAAATACGGGTCTGTAATCTGTATTGATGCTAGTAGTCATATCTGGCTTAGACATATCCATAGTCAAAACACTGTTACGAGGTAGTAGTTTAACACCGCCATAGCCGTACTCTAAGCCGTTAACAGGATTAATCGCTCTCCAAACTCTAACACAGTTCATGTCCCAGTTAGGTGCCCTGAAATCAAAATTAAAATTTTCTACAATTTCGGCATCCGCGTCCACAACCCAAAAATACTCAGTATTTACAATTGTGGCTGCTTGATGATGGGCATTATGTATGCCACGGACTCCGTGAACTCTTTGTGTCGATGGAAATCTACTTTTTAACTTTAAATATCTTTCATCAGCATAAGGCTCATCGTAACTTATATAAACAATATCGTATCTGGGCGATTCACTATCCCTTAGGAATTCTTCGCCACTTCTAGGAGGATTCACAAACACTGTTTTATAATGTCGGCTAGCTTTAACATTAAGAAAGTTATAGTCTAGATAGTCTAGAACATTTATATCATAGAACATCCGATTCAGTAATTCTAAATTGTTAATCTGAGTAATATCCCACCCCGTTTCAGCCAATCTAACACTATGTCTAGCGCCTGCCATGGCATACAGTCCATGTTCAGAATCACTACCAACATGTTGCCAATTCCATAATCTTTGTCTGTTGTCTTTGTCCGGATGTCCACCGTGTTGGAAATTTCCGTTCTCTAATCTAAGTTTAATGCCATCTCTGAACCCACTACGCCATGCCTGCAATGGACTGCCATTAATAATGGTATCTCCTCCCACATTGTTCATTTGTAGATATTGTTTGTAGTTAAAGTCTACTCCTGAGCCATTTTCATGAGTATTCTGTGTCAACATTAGTTGCTTTGGCCAACACTTAATACCACCGTTGCCGTAACATAATCCGTTAACCGGATTATAACTAGGCCAACTGATAACATTGTGATTTAAATTTATACCGTCGTTGAATTCTAACTCCTGATCTATAAAATTCGGTCGAATCCTACAATCACCGTCTACAACAATAAAGTTATCTGTTTTGGCAATCTTAGCCGCCTCTTTGTGGGCACTGTCATAACCACGAACGCCGTGAACTCTTTGGGCCGTAGGAACAATCTTTAATAGATGTTGATAGTTATCATCGGCATTAGGCTCATCAAAACTGATGAATACAATGTCTAGATCAATGATCTTCATTTAAATACTTATCAAAATTGATTTAATATAATATAAATTTAATAAATAACAGGACTACAGGAGAAAATGATGTCATTAACATACCAAGTTCAATACACAAGAAATTCAATTAATGAAGATTTTCCAATATTGGATCTAAATTTGGATCCTAATATCTCTACTCTTATAGTATCATTGGGTAATCTAATAGAATTGGGTCAAATTAAAACTGGTATAAGACAGCCTTCATTAGATAAATTAAGTTTGTTTGAAGAAGTAACTTTTGACACACAGGAAATAGCAGATTTCTTCTTGACGGATCCAGATTTCATTGAAGTTTTGGATAGATTAAAAATAACAATTGTTAGAATATAAAAACATCACTAGGCATAAATAGCTTCATGATGAATAAAACTTGTAATCGTTCGGCCTATTTGAAATCATGGACATTAGTGCCATCATATCCTACAACTAATATTGAGGGCATGAATCCGAGGATTGAATAACAAGTAAATCACACAAATTATTCAATCCTCGGAAAACTAAAAAATTCCGAGGATTTTTTATGGTTGACAGTAAAGTAATATTGAGATACAATTGAAAGACAGTGTAAGGTAACGAGGACCTATTCCGCACTATAAACATGGAGCAACGGGCGGCGCGGTGGATGGATAGCCTCAGGTGGCTTGAAAAATACCGAGTAGTAAAACATATTACATGTAGTATGTTTTACTACACACTTTGGGACGGACATAGGCTTGCCCTGGTAAGGCGAGGCCCCAGAGTGTTCATTATAAGGAGTAAACATGAAAACAACATATTTTGAAAATTTAGTTAATAAAGAAAAATATTCATGCAAGAACCCTAATGACATTAGGTTGATTGATGGTATTGAATATTTGCGTGTGTTTAAATATGGTACTCAGAGAGATTGTTTGGTTCGTAAAGATTCTCTTAAAAAAATACCAGAAAGTAAACTTGCATAATTGCATCCTTAACTCAGTGGATTAGAGTGTTGGTCTTCGAAACCAAAGGTCGGGAGTTCGAATCTCTCAGGGTGCACCATACTATGGTGTAGATATATTTAGTATAATGCGGTGCGTATCATATAGATATTTCTACCAAATTGTCCATAATGTAAATAGTTAGTAACAAGGAGTTTTTAATGTCAGTTTTAGCACTGGATATATCGGGAACGCCCCGACAGTGGATTTCATATGATAACGCCATTCTTTATCATGCAACTAAAAGTGTTGCATGGACTATGGGTGAAATTGTGGCTAAATATCGTGGTGGAATTCAACGCAATGGCGAACTAAGTTATATTGAAACTCAATCAATTATTGCTATCAAAGGACATGGATTTAATCCAACTAAGCATAGTAAAGTAGCACTAGGCAATAGAACATTGTTTGGTAGAGATAGACACATATGTGCATATTGTGGTGATTATTTTCCCAATGCTAATAGTCTAAGCAGAGACCATATTATCCCTAAGAGTAAAGGTGGGGAGAATGTATGGATGAATGTAGTTACTGCATGTAAAGATTGTAATGCTATGAAAGGGTGTAAAACTCTTAAAGAGGCAAGAATGGAATTACTGTATGTTCCGTATGTGCCAAACCATTTTGAAAATATGATTTTACAGAATAGAAATATTTTGGCTGATCAGATGGATTATTTAAGAGCAGGATTACCAAAACATAGTAGAATTTTATTGAGTTAGTGTATACTAATCAAATATTAACACGCCCTCTTGGCACAGCTGGTAGCGCAACTGATTTGTAATCAGTAGGTCGGCGGTTCGAATCCGTCAGGGGGCACCAATTTACTTCAAAAGAAAATTTAATGTTTATTAAACTTACCAATGCTAACCCTGCCCATAAAGGGAAAAAAGTTGCAATTAGAAAAGATTTGATTATAACGGTTCATAGAAGTACCATTTTGCGTGAAGATGGAACATCGGAAGAGGTTACTTTTGTGTTTGCTCCTCCCCATGGTACATGGGAAGTTGAGGAGACTTTTGAAAAAGTTATGACTTTGATGAAATAAGTTTATTCCTCGATAGCTCAGTTGGTAGAGCACTTGGCTGTTAACCAAGTTGTCCCTGGTTCGAGCCCAGGTCGAGGAGCCATATTGCGACTGTAACTCAGTGGATAGAGTATCCGGCTTCTACCCGGTCTGTCGGGAGTTCGAATCTCTCCAGTCGCGCCA